TTATGGAGCTTTTTTAATGTCTAAAAAGAATACATCTGAAAAAAAAGAATTAATTCTATCCGTTTGCCCAGTAATGAAGGCATTTGAGCAGTCTAAAGCAATAAATAGCTTCCAAACAAACTTTAAGTTCTCAAACGACCTTGGCTTAGAGCTACTAAAGGGCTCTTCTACAGATGAACATATTGAAGTCTTAAAGATAAGCATTGATGGAATTAGAAAGTTTTTAGATTTAATTGACGAAAAGATTAAAGAAAGAGAAAAAAAGTAAAATGCAAATTCTGTCAGAATCAAGGCAAAAAGCATTAGATACTGCACAAGCATACTGGAAAAGAGCAAATCTTCATCCGTCAAAGATGCAGTGGAGTTCTGAGGCTATAGAGGCTTTTGGTTTCTATGATGGCTCCGGACAATGGTCAGAGAAAGACTTTAAGACAGTTACAGAAAGAAATCAGGTTCCATTAACTGTAAACCTTATACAGGGCAGAATAGATGCCCTTTCCGGCGTTGAGATTCAGTCTAGATTTAGAACAGCAATACAAGATGCATCTGGGCTGATTGAGAATGAAAGGCTTGCTCTTGCTTTGACTAATTGGCTATATTTTATCCAGCAAGATCAAAGGATGCCACATAAAGGTTCCTTAAAGTTTAGGGATATGATGATTTGCGGAATTGGCTGGAGCAATATTTTCCAAGAGAATGGACGTTATTTCTATGACTATGTTCACCCTTACAACGTCCTTCCAGACCCAGACGACCTAAGCCCACAATATGACAACATGAAATATGTTGGAAGAAAAAGGTGGATGGAACCTGATGTTGTTAAGAAAACGTGGCCAAAGGTTTCAAAATATATAGATTTTACAGACCCTAACTTGTCAACAACAATATATTCACCAGAAATAACAGATAGAAATACTAATTATACTAATGTAAACAATTATTCCGGATTTTCTCAAAGTAGGGTTTTGGTCTGCGAAATGCAATATAAGATTCCAAAGACGGCATATTCAGGTATAGATTCTCATGGGTTCTACTTTGAGACATTTGACGAAGAGAAGGCGGAAGAACTTGCAAACTCTTCTAAAGATATTGAAGAAAAAGAATCAAGCCAAATAATAAGAACATTATTCTTAGATAATAACTTGCTAGAAACTGCGCCATTAAATCCAAATATACCAGGAGTTAAAGACTTTAGTTATATTCCTTGCGTTTGGAAAAGAAGGTTTAGAACGGGTGTTCCATATGGTCTAGTAGACCAAATGAAAGATATACAAAGAGATGCAAACGTTAGGATTACAAAGGCGCTCTACTTGGCAAATTCAAGCAAGTTAATAGTGACAGGCAGCCTTCCTCCTGGTCAATCTATCCAAAGCGTTGAGGCTCAAATGAAGAAGCCTGATGCTCTTATAGTCTTACCATCTGAGACAAAGTTTGACCTTAGAGATAACACGTCTCTTTCAGATGCACAGCTTAAAATGCTTGATAAATATGAGCTTTTATTGAATCGTGTAACCGGAATAAACGACGACATGATGGGTGTGCCAACAAACGCAACAAGCGGCGTTGCTCAGCGTCAAAGACAGATAAACAGCGTTAGAAACAACGTGTTTGCATTTGATAACTTTGCTGACATGAAAGAAAGGGAGTCAAGATTTATAATCTCTCTTTTCCAAGGTGGTGAAAATGAAAATATTCTCTCTCAAATTATGACGGAAGACCAAAAAGAGACAATAATTCTAAATCTTGTCAGAATAATTAAGGGTAAGAAGGTTGTTTTCAATGACGTTAGAACGCTACCAATTTCTTTAGAGGTGGAAGAAGTTCCAGATTACAAGAATTCAATAGAAGAAAATAGAGAGGCTATAGAAAATTTATTGTCTAACCCTAATGCCATGCTTATTATGCAGTCGCCAAGCCTTATGAGAAGGCTCGGAATTAGAGATTACGAGAAGCTTTCTGAAGAAATGAAAGAAACGATGAATAGTAAGCAAGAGCAAGAGCGAATAGTATCTGGAGCAGGCTCGTCACAGTCGCAGCCTCAAGATCAACAAAATTTAGCCTATCCAGGATTATAATGTCTGTACCAGCATCATTATTTATTCAGCCAATTCTGCAAAGAACAGAAAATGTAAGCAGTCCAATGTATAAGGTTTTAGATGTTCAAACTAATTTTTCAACAATTGATAATATTTTAGTTTCAAACACGTCCAACGTATCAATATTTGTTTCTGTATATATTTCGAATGGGCTATTTAACATAATACCAAGGACAGAGGTTAAAGCAAATTCAATATTAGAGCTGCTTCAGGGGTCATACTTTTCTTTAGATACTGGAGAATACTTGTTAGCCAGCTCAGACTCGTCTCAAAATTTTTTCAATATAAATATTGAAGGCAAGTATTTTTTAGAAGTTTCATAGCTATTAGGAGTAAATATGTCAAACGCAGATAATGTTGAACCTGTTAAATCTTTTAGGCAGGCGCCAGAAGAGGCAAATGTGAGCATATTGGATGATATCCTTAAAGAAAGAGACTCTAGAAAAGCGGAATTAGATATTGATGAAAATCCAATAAAACCTCCAATCAAAGATATTAAGGAGGAAAAAGAGCAAAAAGTTAAAAAAACAATAGATGATGAAGCAGAAGAGGCCTCAAAACCTTCTGAAAAAAAACATTCTGACGATAAGGTTTCTAATAAAACAGAGCCAAAGGAAGACGAAGACGACGAAAGAGAGGTTGAGATTGCAAAGATAAAGAAGGCTCTAAATGATAGCCAGAAATGGGGGCACTCTAATAATAAGCGGCTAAAGAGCGTTGTTAAGATTGTGGATTCCCTTAAAGACCAGGGGATATTAAATGACGATGAATTTAATAGTTTAAGTAGTTTACTAACATCCGATAATGAACCTCCAGAAATAGAAGAGGCTAAATCAATAACAAATCCTCTGGATAGATTTATAAATGCAGCTAATAAACGCCTTGGAGACCTAAGGGAAGTATTTGAAGAAGACCATCTTTTTGATAAAAAAGTTGCGGCATTTGATTTCTTTGTTAACCATGCCTCTGAGCAAGAAAAAGATGAGCTTGTAGAAGAGCTTGAGTCTTTTGATATAAATTCATTAAAGCTTGCTAAAAAATTATTCCAGATTGGCGAAAAGTATTATGAAGAAAATTACAAAGAGCTTGATGAGGCCGGTGGATTAAAGGAGCTTGTAACTACAAAGAATACAGAAATAAAAAGAATGCAGCGAAAAATTGACAAGCTAGAAAAAGAGCTGTCAAGATATAGTGATTACGATAAACCTACTTCAAGGATAGACGAATTAGGGGATACGCCTGAAAACGTATCAACTGTTGAGCCTGGAAATGTTTTAGGTTCTTTGATAAAACAAAGAGATGGTAATAGAAAAAGGTAGAGGGTTATTAACTTGTTTTCAAGAGTCTCCCAAAGCCTTTACTTTGATTAAAGACGTATTTATTGATAAGAAAGACATCCTAACGGATATTATCTTTTTGAAACAGTAAATCCTTAGCTTTTTGATAAGACTTGAGTTGTGCTTGCGCATTTTGCGTAGGTTTATTTATGTTTTTTTTAAGCTAAGGAGTCTTTATAATGACCGCACCACTATATCCAGTTAACACGCCTCAAAATGGCATTAGCCAAGGCTTATTTCCATTTAAAGTTAATGCAGAATTTTTCACAGAGTGGGTTCAATTAACACCTTTTTGGAATATGATGGGAACAGAAATGACTCGCCCAATCGTTAGGCATCAAATGCTACAAGGCGAGGGCTGGAACTACAGAGTAGCAAAGTTAAATACATTAGATTATACAAAGCCGGTTTTAAACTTTGATCAAGTATCAGGGTCAGGGCAATATCAAAAAGTAGACTATGATTCTATTAATTGCCAAGCAATTAGCTTCACAGTTCCAATTAAAGGTCGTGAATTATTGGCTCTTGGTACTCCAATTAGTTTGCCCGATTCTGTTAGACCTCAGTTAATAGAAGTTTGCCAAAGAGCATTTAATAAAAACCTACTAGATTCTGCAATGTTTAACTATTTAAGCGTTACAGACACTGCCGGTGGATATAACCCAACAACTCAAATGCCATCTTATGACAGGATGGTAATGGCCGGAGTTAGTCCAAGTCGCGCAACGTATAATGCGTATAACGGTGCAACAACCGCATGGAATACTATGAATACTGGTATTACTTATGCACAAAATGGTCTTTCTGCAAAACATCTTCTTAATTTGAAAGCGATCGCAACTCGAGGCGGAAATTCAAATGGACAGGTTCTTGTTAATGGCGATATTGAAGATCCAGTTCGGCCAGCATTTATGAAAACTAAGGGCGGATGGCCTGTTAATGAGTATATCTATTTATGTAATACAGAAAGCTATACACAGCTGCTTCAGGATCCTATGTACTATCAAGCTACAACGGCAAGAGGAACAGTAGTTACTTCTGAACAACCGGAAGCAATTTCTGGAGCAGATTACCATGGGAAATACTCTGGTATTCATATTTATGAAGTTAAAGATTTATCTCGTTATATTTCTTTAAGTCAAAATAATAACTACAGCATTGGATGGGAGTTGTTTATCGGTGCTGGCGCATGGTCTGCTGGTTGGAACAAAGAACCATGGATTGTAATGAAAGATGACGTCATAAATATGACTCAAGAATATGCATCTCATGAAATCCGAGGTCAAAAAGCCCTAAAGTTTGCAGCAAAACAAGCAACAACAGTTGCAAATATTGCTAAAACAACAGGAATTGAGCAAGGAATCATTCATTCGTTCGTTAGAATTGCATAAGGGGAAAATAAAATGTCGAGTACTATTAGATATCAATTTGTTGAAAATACATTGGGCGTTGCTTTTACGCTTGATAATTTTCCTTATACGTCAGATGGTGATGATAGACAGATTAAGCAAGTAAAGCGTGTTGTTTCCGCAGCGGACGTTGGAACTGGCGCAGGCCAGCTTGGGCATGCTGCTGGAGCTATTTTAGCTGTTGTTCCTGCTACATCAAATGTTTTATGGGCGAGCGCAACTGTTTATCGGCCTGTAACTCCTGTTGCTAACGTCGGGACTCCTTACGAGGATATGACCGGTGTAACCGTTCCAGTTGTAACACCTCTGACACAGATGCAACTAAAAGTTGTTCTTGGCGCAGATAATACTATTAGAGGAATCGATGGAAATGCTAGCGCAGGAACTTCTGCAGTTGTTGCTGGAGACATCATCATTGTTGACATGACTCTTGGCGCAATCCAAGATTCGTCCGACTCAATGAATTAATAGAGGAAAATAAAATGACATCATCAGTTAGATACAAGTATGTTAAAAATACAACGGCAACACCGTTAACGGTTGATAATTTTGTATCTAGCTGCTTGATTAATAGTGACGGTGACGATAAGCAATGTAAATTTGTAAAGAGAATAATAACTGCCGCCGACATAGGAACAAATCCTGGTCAAATTGGAGAAGCATACGGTGCAATTTTAGATTTAATACCAATAACCTCAAATGTTTTATGGTTTGAAGCAAATGTATTTAGAGCTGGAACCGTTATACAGCAGGGAATGACACTTTATAACAATATTGTTTCAGATATAGATCCCTTAGCAATTCCTGCAACTCCAGCAAACATTACACAAACAACTCTTAATTTTGGGGTTGGCATAGACAACTCATTAAGAATGCATGACAAATCTCAAGGAACTGCTTCTGCTATTGCTGCCGGAGATATAGTAACTGCAATTATAATCCTTGGAACTACTCAGTTTTCTTCTGACGTTATGAACCCATAATATTATTGGAGAAAGCCTAAATGAACGTGTCAGATATGATAAATGTCATGAAAACGTTAGGTATTGGTCAGGTTTATGGTGATGAAGAGACTAATGAAATATTTTTAAGTTTTTTAAATCTCGCAAACGACCAGCTATACTCAGAGACGGCAAATATAAATTCTGGAATTTTTGTTAATGAGCCAAATCTTGTTAGTATTGTAAATCAAAATAGCGTAACCTTAACTAATACTCCTTTTTCTATTTCAAGAGTTTTTCCAGTCGGTAAAATAAAAGAATTATATGGAAAATCTGTTTTAGATTTTGCGGACTACCAGTTTTTAAATTCTTCTATAGGAGATCCATGCGTTTATACAAGCGTTGGAAAAAATATTATGTTTTGGCCATTTATAAATGATATTACATATAATATTAATGTTTGGTATGTTCCAGAAAGGACTATGTTAGATTTGACAACTCCAGAATCATCTATACCTTATCCTCCGTCTTATCAAAGAGTATTGGTTGATGGCGCACTTTACTATCTATTTCAAGATGAGTCTGGATTTAAAAACCCAAGAAAAGAAAATGCTGCCCTTGAAAGATGGGATAAAGGTAGAGCCGACTTGAAATCATATTTCTATGGCTCAAATAATATGTTAATTAGAACATTTGAGAACGCATAAATGTTTCAAGAAGGCAATTATGATATAACAGAATTTCCAATAGCGGCTAATGGAATGAATCAGGTAATTTCTCCAGATGCTTTGCCATCCAACTTTTGTCACACACTAGAAAATATTATACCTTATCCTCTTGGTGAAGGCAGGGTTAGGTATGGAACAGAATTAATTAACAATGTCTCAACAAATGAATTTAACATAATAAGAAGCTTTCCTTATACCCTTAACGGAAGTTTGAATCAAGGCATTTTATATGTTTTATATTATTTTCAAGATATTAACGTAGATACAATGGTTGCGGTAGACTCTTCGCATATAACCTTTAACTCTGTTCCTCCGTTAAATTATGTTCCATACACAAAAATTAAGATAGTTTATACATTTAATACAATACAAAATACTCTTTATGCAGATATTAAAGATGTAACAATTGTTGGAAATTTTGTATCTATTACAATAGAAAATAATTTACTTCCAGACCCAACAAGCGGTGTATTAGTTATAACTGAAATATGGGTTCAGCTTGGCTCTATTTATAATTATAACTTTACGTTAAATATGCTAAGCGATCGATTAAAGTCAGGACTTTCAGCAGGATGTGTTCCAAGAGCATCATTTTTTCAACAAAAAATGTTGATATGTAATGGTGTTAACAATGTAATGGTATGGGACGGAACAAATTTAATAGATATGTCTGAATTTCTAGTTGAGATTTATGCAAATAATTTAACCAGGGTAAATAATACTAATTTTACATTTATAAAGTCTGATGGATTTGACGCATCTAAGTACTTTATTGGAAATTCTTTAAAACTAAATATTGATGGAGTTATAACTCATATAACTATAGCAAATATTGTTGTTGTAGGAAACTTAGTTACAATAACAACAAATGAAGACTTGCCAGGGTTTGGTGTAAATATAGTTACATTGTTTTATGAAGATAAGCCTCCACCATTTAGTTTAATTTATGTTTCTAAGGATAGAATATGGGCTCTAGGTCCAGGAGCTGTTAGCCTTCAATATAGAGACATAGACAATCAGCTAAGGGTATATTATAGCTACAGACCAAATGCTATTAATGGATATGGGCTATTTAATGAAACGACAAAAACAATTCCAAGTATTAATATGTCAGATAAGCATAATATACAGGATAATTTTGAAGCTATTTGTGAAGTAAACGGTTTTCTAGCATTTATGGGGAGAAAGAGAACTCAAGTATGGTCAGGATATACACCAGGACAAGGTGGAGACTTTTCATGGAGCGCAAATTTACCAATTGGAATCTTGCACGGTGATTTACTTATAGAGCTTTCAAATGATGTTTATTTTGTTTCTCAGTCTGGCATACATTCTTTAACCACATTAAATATAGCAAAACAGTTTTCAGCCGATTCAGATAACTCAGTTGACACAATAGTTAAAAATTTTGCATCAAATGCTACAAGGTCTAACTCAAGCTATAGGTTGTGCACGTCATTTAAATATAGCGAAGGTGGATTCATAGGGTTCAAGATATCAAACAATAAAATATTATCATCTTTATTTTCAACAAAATTATATTCTTGGTTTTATTTATCTGGTGATTTTTTAAATTCAAGCTGCTTTATGGAGTTAAACTCTCAGCTTTACATGTTTATTGGTAATAAAATATTTAAATATGCGGACGGAAATGATGGGACAAAAAAAATATATGGAGACCAAAATGGAGCTTCTTTAATACCAATAATATGGACTCCTGGCTTAATAAAGTTTAGGGGCAGAAAAGGATATGCAAATAAAAGATATGAGCTAGTTATAAGCTACCCATCTTCTTTTATATTAAACAAAAATAACTTAATAAACATTTCAATATTTGGAGATGTTCCAAGAAGCTTTTCATTAACAGATTCTTGCAGTTTTCAGTATAGGGGAGACTTAATTGGTGAAGAACCATTAACTGCTCTTGCAAATAATAACAATACTGATGTCGGGTTTAGACTAAGAAAAGAATTTGAAGTAGTAAACAAAAGATTTAAATTTTCTTCTTCAAGCTTTTGGGTATCTGTTTCTGGATACATAATAAGTGGCCCGGTTTCTTTTAGCAGAATTAGATTATTTGGAATAGGAGAAAGATAATGCCAACATATCAAAGAAAACAAATACCTTACAATCCAGCTGAAGTATTACCATTTAGCAATAGATATGCATTGGTTGCAGAACAAGATCAACCAATAAATTCAAATCAGCTTGATGGAGATTTTAACTACATAATTGACTCTTTGAATGATTTATGGACAATAACTCAAGGAATTGTAGCAGGAATATTGCCTGGGTCTAGTAGCCCATTAAATATTAATAAATTTCCAGTAACAGATGGTGCCGGAACTATTTCATGGACAAATATAACATCAGGTTATTTTTCTGCACAATGCATTACAACTTTAGCACTTCAAAATGGATGCGTAACAAACCCTAAAATTGGAAACGGTGCGGTTGGAAATGAAAATATTCAGGCTGGCGCAATTCAAAATAATAACATTGAAGATGATAAAATATCATTTGATAAAATTGCAGCCGTTAACAATGCTCATTTTCAATTGTTTTTTAATACTCAGGCAGATTCAACATTAAGTGGATCAAAAATACAGGCAGGAAGCTTGCCAGCTAATACAATCGCAGCGGGGTCTCTTCCTGGAACAGCTATTACTACAGGAACGTTGCCATCGGTAGCATTGGTTAACAATAGTATTACAAGCTTACAGTTGGCACCAGTTATACAGATTCAGCCTGGAATGATGATGGATTGGGCGCCTGGTGGTGCTGCGCCTCCTGGCTGGCTGTTATCTAGTGGACAAGCGATTAGCAGGGCTACATATGCTTTATTATTTTTGGCAATTGGTACTACTTACGGGGCAGGAGATGGTGTTACAACTTTTAATCTTCCAGATACTAGGGGGGTTGCAATTTTTGGAATAGACCCAACTTCAATAAGCCCAACAAATGGTAAAATTATAAATAACGCGCCATTGCTTGGAAGCGGAGGTGGTTCAGAAACAGTAACTTTGGATATTACACAAATTCCTTCACATACACATACGTATAATAAGGCAACTGTAAATACTTATTCCGCAACATCAGGAGCTTCAAGCCTTGTAACTCTTGATATCGGTGCACAAACTGGAAGCTCTGGCGGAGGGCTTGCTCATAACAATATGCCTCCATATTTGCTTATGCCAAAAATTATATATGCTGGAGTTTAATTTGTTTGTTAATTGTTTTATAATTTAATGTTATTTTTTTATTTAAAGGTGAAAATTATGAATAAGAATAGACCAAGAAAAGACCGCAAACCTAAACCTAAGCCTAATAAGTGTTAGTTTTATAGTTGAGTAATATTTTTTTTGAATCAATTGAACAAAGTCAAATTGAGAAGTTTTTCAATAATTTTTCATTTGAGAATTGTGTATTTTTTGAATTAGTTTCAAACAATGTTTCAATTGGTTTTTATGGTGTTAAAACTATTACAGAAAAAATTTGTGAAATCTCTCTCTATATTTATGAAAAATATAGAGGAAAATTTACAAAAGATGTAACGAAAAAATGCTTAGAATTTCCATTTATATTAGGGTTCAATAAAATAATAATAAGAACTGAATCTGAAAAAATGAGAAGATTTCTTTGTAAATTAACTAAATACGGTGTAAACTATTTGTTTAAACACTATGATAATTATTTGTTTGAGGTATCGTAATGGGAAAACTTTTTAGAGGAAGAAGGCCGCCAGAAGCTCCGCAGATGCCAGCACAACAAGCTGCTCCAGAGCTAATGGATATTGTAGATGAACTTTCTGGCGTTCAAACTATAACTGTTACCGGTCCTGACGGAAAGAAAAGAAGAGTTACACAAAGGCTTCCGCTTACACCTCAAGAAGAGCAAACGTTAAATCAAGCTAAAACTTTAATGAATACTGCCGTTAATAATATACAAAGACTTTATCAATACGACCCAACATCAGTTATAAATTATCAGCCTTTTATACAAGCATTTTCCAATATTAACCAAGAAAGAATGCATGATTTGTCTCAAATTGGAGACTTTAAGGATATCGCAGAAAAAGTTCAGCAGTTTAAAACAATGAGCAAAAATATTGCAATGGAGTCTTTCGATAATCAACAAAGAATGACAGAAGAAAACTTAGCTAGAAGAGGTCTTCAGAGAAGCACGGAAGCTACAGAAAATCGTGCAGCCATGGCTAAGCAAAAAGCTCTTTTAGAGCAAGAAGTAAACGTAGCGTCTGAGAATTATGGTGAAGACTTACAAAATCGTAGGCTAGACAGAGAAGCTAGAACTTATGGCATAAGAGAAGAGGGCAGAAATGCTAGACTTCAAGAGGCAGAGGTAGGATATAACCTAGAAAGACAAAGAGCTGACGACCTAGAAAGCCTTAGACAAAATGCCATAAATGAAAACGTTAATATGATGGGTGTTGGTCAGTCAATAACTGGACAAGATAATCAGAGGGCTCAACTTGGTCTTGAGGGGAATAGAAGTGCTATTGCAATGTTTGGTGCTCAAGCAGCTAATCAAAACCAAAGATATGCAAATGATGTTGCTAGAATACAAGGTCAGCATTCTATGAATATGCAACAGTTTAAATCTACACCTGCAAGGTTTGGTCAACAATTAAGAGATTTAGGGCTTGCGGCCGCTGGTTCATACCTTGGTGATGGTTTTGGCGGGTTTGGAAGGAGATAATAAAATGGCAAAGCTTGCAGATTATAAATTACATAAAGTTAAACAAAGAATGGAGGCTGCAAACGCTAAACCAGAGCGACCAAGAATTAATGAGCAGCTTGGTCTTGAGAAAACATTATTAGATTTACAAAAACAATCTTCTGAGCCAGAGAGGCAGATAGATAAAAATATGTATGAGTCACTTTCTGAAAAATGGAAAGGAAACCATGGCGGAAGCGGAGGGGATGCTTTTGTTTTAGGTCTTACATCTGGCCTTCAGAAAGGAAGTTTTTCAGAAGATAAGGAGAGAAA